TCCTGTTTGTTCGCCAGTAAGACCACCTTTTGTTATTGCGTAAAAACCACTAGGACTTGCATTACCACCTAAACTAAATCTTACAAAATTACCTGATGTTAAATTATCAGTAAATGCTGTGTTATCACCTTCTTCTGGTCCTGCAAATTCTATATATGAACTACCAGAAGCTGGTGAATTATTACCATTTTTTCTTACTGTTACCATTGCTTCCGCAACACTTATACTTACTGTTTTTATAAAATCTGGTGCTTCATTTTCAATAGCTAAAGTCTTATATCTTGCTTTACCATATACAGTTTCATTGGTATTATGTTCTTTTTTTAATATTAAATAATCCCCTTCTTTTACTTTGTTTCCGTCTGACGAAGGAAATGATAACCATACATTACCATCTTCGGCTAAATAAAATCTATCAAGGGCAAGATTATAATATTCTGCTGACGGTTCTTTAATATACCATCTATAACTTGTTGCCCAAGGTGGTGGTTCATTTAATAAACGCGCGTGTATTTTATTTTGATTTTCAGAAAATTCTTTTTCTAAAAACATACTCCCACCTTCTGATGGAAAAATTGGGGTTTGTCGTCCATATAAATCCTGGTATGATACCCCTAATTGATAGTTTCGCATTGATTTAATTGATTTTTTAGACAAACCAGTTTTATTACGGGATATTATAACATTTAAACCATCTGCTGGTACTAATGAAGTAAAATGAATTGCCGCAGGTTCATTATTTGGCCCTGAAAGATTTTGAAGAAATTCCCAAGGTAAATTTGAGTTAGTATAAACGGGATTTGTTTCATGGGGGCGTCCTAATTTCACACTTACTTCTATTGGTTCGATTGATGAAATATCAGTAAAATTATCAGGAGATAACCAAAAATATCCTTTACTTCCATCTGCTAAACCATGGGTTGTAGCGTCTTGCGTTTCTATAACTGGAGATGGTGTAAAACAAGATTGAATAATGGGTTCGTTGTCTTTATTGAGATTATAATTTTGAATATAATTACCATACAATAAACGACTACCTGTCATTTCCTGTGCTTTTGCTGTTCTTGGTACATTATCCCAATGTCGTAATAATTGTGATGGTTCTACAACTGACTGGACAATTTCTTTTTCTATAGTGTAAGATGTCTCTTTGTTTTTTAACGTATCAAATATATATACAACTTCACTATTAGATTCTTTGTATAAAATATCAACTTCATCAACATTATATGGTTGTGTTTGAAACCCATCAATTACTAGATTACGTACATTATTTACCATAGCAGTATTATGACCCTCAGTTGGTCTAAAATTATATACACCAGGTAAAAATGCAACTTCTGAAAAAGGGGAAAAACATGAGTATTCACCATTTGTATATTTCCATCTATATCCAAATCGAGGAAATTTATATTTAAACATCGGATCATCTTCAACTAACGCTACGCGCCATAAAAATTTACGTGATGAGGTAGTAGTAGTAGTTGGTCCAACGGGTATACTGTGGGAAATACTTAATATCTGCCCTTGTAGTGTTTTTGTTCCATCTATAAAACTTAATATTCTAATTTTTACTTCTAAAGTTCCTAATGAAATTGCATTATGCTCTGAGCTAATAAAATGTATTACATCATTAACCTTCCAGTTTGGTTCTTCAGCAACATTAAATTCTATTTGATCTATTTTAAATCCAACATCCATCAATCGATATTGCCCCGTATTAGAAGGATCATGAGAAAAATTAAATTCACAAAACACAGGATCTGTACCTGTTCCATTACCAGTTCTCAATGAACTTCGCATCGTTAGTTTTGGCGCTGTTTGTGGAAATTTTTTAATTACTGTAATATCATCTTCTCTAAAATCTTTATAAAACGTTAGATCATCAGTAACTACATCACTTGGTGATGCAGATAAAAATAATGTGGTACCTGATATACTATTTACTGTTGTTCCAGCTGCAATATTAGTACCAGATACAGACATTCCAGCTTGTATTGTTGGGTTTTCTTCAGATAATGTTACAGTAGTACTCGTACCAGTATGCGAAGATACCGTAGATTTTGTGTGGGTAAGTTGTGTGTGTGTTATGAAATTTCCACTAGAATGTGTGGCGTGATCATCTTTAAATTTAGATATTTTTAATTGCTTAGGTTCAGAATATATGTCGTTTTCATTATTTTCAGATGTGGAAAATTTTTGATTATCAGTCCAAAATAACATTCCATCAACAATATTAACTGCTGTTATTCTATAGTTTGTATTGAATTTTAAAATACTATTTCTATCAACTAATATTGGCGTTACAACACCAGTTTGATCATCATATTCCGCAATAACACTGATTGGGTTACTACTATATGTTGCGGTAATAAACCAATAAATTTTATTATTTTCATTATCAACATACGAACCTATACATTTAGATCCTACTAAATTACTTATATAACTCGATGACCAAGATGCAGTTAATACACCAGTAGATTTATTATATGTTTTTCCTTTCTTTTCTGTATTACCTAAAACGTTCTGTATAGAACCTACATCAGATCCTTCTGAGGTAACTACTTCAATATTTTGCGCATCGCGATATTCACCATTTGGAACTAGTCTCTCGTCTAGATCCTTATTCATACGACCTGCTCTAAAATGACGTTGTAATTCTGCCATACTCTATTAACTTTATTTAATCCACTTAGATTTATTTCTCATAATTTGAGATAACTCTTCTAATTTTATATTTGATAATCTTATTTTAGCGTTTCTAATTGCAGCGAATTTCTCTTGTTTATATCTTCGTATAATATATTCTGGTATATTTATTCGTGATGATAAAATTGCATATATCATGTATTTATATAATGCTTCTTCTGCAAATTTATGAACTTGCATTTCCCCATCAGTTCCTAAAGTGTCGCTTGTATATTTTAATGTAACAATTCTACCATTCATATTTGAACTAAAAAATATTTTTCCTTTTACTGGATCAATAAAGAAAAATCCATTATCATGAGCATACTCTGGTTCTAATCCATATCTTCTTCCTGCGTAATCAGTCCAATCAACATCCGTATCATCTTCTGCTCTATTTTGATTAACTGTTTTATTTCCACTATTACTTTTATATTTAGCCCATGTCTCTGATGGGTTTCCTTCAAGCAGTGTTGAATCACCATCGTCAAATAAATAATTACCATTATCATCTTGTAATAATGACGTGGGATTACTTGTATTTCTATGTGGGTATATTATTCTTTCTATTCCAGCACCATCAACCCAAGTTAATTTTACATAATTTACGTAATCATGTGGTAATATCATTGTTAATGATGAAGGTATTTCAATTTCTTGGGATTTTTCAGATCGTAAAACATCATAACTTAATTCTGCTAATCCTCTTTGCGCGTGAAATGCAGTATCCGTTCTACTAACCTTTGGTATTAATTTATTTTCACCAACATATGATATTAAAAAATTATTTATAATATCTTTTATACCAATATATTGATAATTCCCATGACGTTCAGTTGCTGCTGTTTCTTTTACTAATAATGTATATCCATCAATTGGCGCATATTGAGTTGTCCCACCAGTACCATCTGCTAATTCCGTTTCATTGTCTGTTCTACCAGTAAATGTTAATACTTTACTTGATGCATTATATCCATAATTTCCCGTATCTATTTCTTTATCATTTACAAAAACCCTTATATCAGATTTTGTTAAATCAGTTAACGTAGGAAAATACGCACTTGTTAAAGTAAATGCTACGGCTTCTCCATTTGGTTCAGTACTCCAAACGCTTTGGCTTTGTTGGTAATATGCTTCTTGTGTTCTTGTTCCTAATAATCCCATTTATTTATGCTTTTTGTTGCTGTATATCTTGTATTTCTTCTTGATTAGCTATACTATAAATATCCTGCTGCTTCATGACTATTCCAGCTAATTCTAATATTTTTATCACAAGCTTTGTTTCTTCTGATTGATGTAATTCAAAATTAGTACTACCAGTTGCATTATATAATGCTTCATTATTTACCATTGTATATCCCCATTTAACATCTGCAGGTTTCGCGATATAATTACATGCCACAAGATTTATATTTGTAATACTCGTAGGATATATTTGAAAAGTTGTTGGTGTTAGTTGTATATAGATAGGGCGTTCTAACGTAGGTTGCGTTAATGGTGAATTTAATATATGATGTGCTTTGTTTTGATCAATTTTTTCTATTTCGACTAAACCACTATGATTACTACTTGTTGCTAATGTAGCATTATGATAATGTATTTCACCCATTTTATAATGAGTTGGAAAAGTACCTATACCAGCTGCTGTTAATCCAGCTAAATCTTGTCTAAATTTTTCAAATATATTAATTTTTTCTTGTAATATACTAACTTGATCAGCGTATTTAGTATCATTACCAGGCATTCTCATAAATTGATTTAAATCATAAAAATATTGCTCAAAGATTTCTAATTGCGCTTGATTAGCTAACAAATTATATTCTTGAGGTGTAATATAACCTCTCTGCTCTTTATTCGCTATCGCTAATACTTTTTGATATACTGTATCTACATTTACTGCCATAATTTCTTTTTTATATAGTGTAGTCACCTCAATAGAGATGACTACTCTATAAAGTGATTAATTATTTTAATCTTTTTTCTAAGTTTTTATAAACTTCTAATCCCTCGTCAGTTTGAAACCAAGAAGCTAATGCTGAATATGGATGCTCATCAAATGGGACAGTCATAACTTTACGTTGTGTATCTTTCCACATAAACACCCTGTTATCACTAGAAAGTTTTAGATATCCAGCTTCTACTGCTTTAATACCAAAATTTCTAAGTTGAACATTTTCATCATTGACTAATTCTAAAAATAATTTAGGATTACTTTTTGCATATAATATAACATCACGTTTTAATTCTTTAGAAGTTAATTCATTTACACTAGTACCTCGCTCGACACGTAGTACAGCTTCTGCTAAATCAATATCTATATCCCTTGCCACGTTTAATGCTTCGATTTCCATCTCAATACTAGCTAAATCATCTGTTGCTTCTTGAACAGGATTATGTTCGTGAAACAATTTGTTTCTATCTGGATGATATAGTGATAGTAATTTTTGAAGCACTTGTTTATCCCTTGGTACCCAAAGAGCACCATCTTCAAATATTATATGTCCTAATCTTGCTTCACCTTTAAATTCATCAACAAAAGGTGTTCTCTGATTAACTGTATACTTTAATTCCCTTTCATATCCTTTTTCTTGATCAAACCAAAATATTCCTCTTGATCTAACAGTATATGTTAAAGGTGTGAGATCATTACGTAAATAATACATACGATCTTTTATTTCCCAAGAATCCTTTTTAGGTTCTTGTTTTTTAACAGTTGGTTTTTCTTTAACTGTTACTGGAGCTTCTTCTAAAGAAACTTCCTTTTCTTTGCTTTTCTTTGCCATAATATAATATAATTAAATAGTTAAAAAAATAAAGGGCTAGGTGCCGAAGCACCTAACTCTTTAAAATAATGTATTAGTTAAGAACCATGAAGTTGTTAGCTCCTTGAACAACTAAACATCTTTCTGATAAGTATTGAACCTCCATTGCATCAAGATCAGAAGTAACGTTTCCGCCTACTGAACCTGTGATCCAAGATTTTAGTCTCCTATTATCAATATCTGACGCTCTATATCTTATATGTAAGAATGGACGTCTCATGTTTTTACCTAAGTTTTCGTCATAAACATTAGAAACACCAGCTGGGATAATTACCCCTCTAACATCACTAAATTCTGCTTGACCTCTTAGAGTACCGTCATTTAAGTATTTCCAGTCAGATTTGTAGAAGTCATAAGAACCTCTTCTGAAACCAGAGAAACCTAAATTAAGTGCCATTTCTTCAGAATTACTGAATACCCCGTAAGAAGTACCACCTGCTCCGTAAGAATTTTGAGAAGCTAACATGTCATCTATCGCTAAAGATAAATTTCTATTAACATATATCATGTTTTCTTCAATTGCACCTTGACCATCAAGTTTTTTGAGTATTTCATCAAAAGAACCTAAATCATCAGAAGCACTAGTTCCACCAACACCAGCGGTATAATGACCTCTAGTTTTAATAGCGTAGAATAAACCTTCGCTACCTGCTGTTCCTGCGCCACTATCTGTAGGCATTCCGATTGTTGAATCTGCGTGAGTTGGTTCAGCTTCTAACATTGCCATCTCTATATGATCATTAAATCTCTGTCTACATTCTGCTTCGCCTTTTAAATACCAAAGATAACCAGTCGTTCCATCTTCAACACTTACTTCAACCCAACCAACACTAGCAGTATCTGAACCAGATACAGAGTAGTGATCTTTAATAATAACCGGTTTGTTTTTGTAAGATTTGAATTGCGGTTCTACAGGATCATCTGAGTTTGTACCATCAGATATACCTTTAGTACCTTTTGCAAATTCAGAACCATAAACGAAAACTCTACCACTTCCCTCAAGACTACTAATACTAATACCAGATACGTTGGTGATAAGATTAGTACTATAAGGAAGTACAGTGATTTCATTAGTCGTGCTACAAGCTGAAACATAACCTCTAAATACAGTAGGAGTTGAAGCACCATCAGATACTAAAACTGTTTGTCCTACTCTAATACCGTGGTTAGTCCCTGTATCAGCTGTACCTACCGCTGCACCTAATGTAAGTACGTTTGATGCTTCTGCGGTAATTTTATAAGATAGATGTAATCTACCTTGTTCTGCCCAAATTACTTGATCAGAACTCATTGCTTCTTCTGCGCCAACCTTAGAAAGAAAACCAGAGATACTTCTATTACCGTATACTTCTGCTTCTTGTTCCATAAGATCTGGCACATATTGTTGTGCCCATCCATTTCCATCTGCAGTAAAATCTACATAGTTGGATGAAATTGCACTTTTTGTAGGGCTGGGGGTAGCGTTTAAACCACTGTTTAAAAGTCCACCTGCTCCAGCACTTGGAGTTATTGCTGCCATTTTAATTAATTTTTAAATTGTTAATAATTTTTAAGTTTAAATCGGAGTTTACTAGAATCATCACCACTAATTACACGTGCCTTTATTCCACTTGTGTGAACCGTTTCGTGATTTTGTCGAGGAGTCATATCAAGATTTTTCGTCTTAGATATACTTTCTTTAACACCATCAGCTTTACCTTGTTCATAAAAATGATTAGCAATAGTATCAGCGTTCATAGCTGTAAATAATGATTTATGATAACCAGTTGCATCATTCATCGTGTTACTTCTTTTATCAAGAAATTTACTCACAAAATTATTGATATCACTTTGGGTATCTTTTATATCACTTACATCTTTCACGTTAAATCTAAATTTCTTTTCTCCGACATTATATTCAAAACCTTTGAATTTATCATTAAAAACATTATTTGTTTTTTCTTGAAATATAGATTGTTGTTGTTTTACTACTTCTTGAGATTCTTTATTCTCCTTGTTGTATCTATTAAAAAAATCAATTGCTTTTTGTTGATCAGGTGTTAACTTAACACCACTTTTGATTTCCGCATAGTATTTAGACTTTAACCCGTCTAAGTGGGTTTTAGCGTTGGCAACTTGCTCTTTAAACGCTAATTTCTTTCTTTTAACATCTATCGTTTCATCTGCATCTTCATCATATGAAAACGAATCTTCAATAAGAAAACTAATTTCCTCACCATTTAAATGTGGTTTAGTCTGAGTATAATACTCTCTTAATAAAGACATGTTATCTAACTTGCTATAATCTTGATTTATTTTTACATAATCTTCAAGATCACCTCCAGTATCATTCATAAAGTCTACAACTTTTTGAATGTTTTCTGGTAAGTCTTGTCCAGTTTTTTGTGATTCTGTTACAGCTTCTTCAACTGCTTCTTTAACTTCCTCAACTTTATCCTCAACAACCTCACCAGTTGTTTCTTCTGTAATTTCTTCCAAAACTGGTTGTTCAGTTTCTTTTTTCTCTTCAATCTTTTCCTCTTCCACTTTCTCTTGAACCTCTTCAATAACTTTATCATCAGTTGTTTCTTTAGGTTGCTCTTCTACAGTTTGTTCTGTAGTATCTTTTTTATTTGTTTCGGCGGGTTTACTAAGATCAACTTTTATTACGTCATCTTTCAACTCACCCAAATTTTTCATACGTTTCGGTTTATCTTTAACCTTAATTTTATCACCCATAGGTGATTCAACTTTGTTATCTGTAGTCTTTTTAACTACCTCTTCTTTTTTTGCTTTTGCCATAATATAATATTATATAATTAATTAAACATAATGTACTTTTGTACAATTTCTTACTTTGATTCGTATGCTATAACAGATCCACTTGCTAATTTAAAACCTGTCCATCTTCCATGTATTATTGTTCCAACTGGAAGAGCTATGCTATCCATAACAACTCCCGCATCAGTATCTTCTGTATTTATCCATCCACTTTTTGTGTCAGATGCTGTTCCATCAGGATTTGATGAAGAATATCCTCTTGAATCATGATCATATTGTTCAGCTATTAAACCTTCACTGCTAGCAAATGTAGCAGCTGTAATTACTTCAATCGCACAAAATACATTTCCACCGTGTTTAGGTGTTATTGCTGTAGTTGCGTTTTCAAATGTTGAACCAATTATTTTACCAGTCCAATCGTTAATAGGTACTCCCATTTTATTATTATTTATTTGTTAAACATGTTGTCTAGGTAGGTTCAAACATACCTAGATCAAAACCACCACTTAATATATCATTACCTGTTGATTCAAAACTTTTAGGTGGTGATTTTTGATTTCTTTGTGATATTAATTCAGATTGTTGAGATGCTTGTATTCTAGTACGTTCATCTTTACGATCTTCCTTATTAGTTTCTTTTGTCTTTAATGCATCAATTTCCATTTGCTTTAATCTCATATTAATTTCAAATTCGTGATTCATCAAATCCTTTTTTAGCATTGCCTCTTGCTGTTGTTTCTCCATATCAAGTTGTGCCTTTGTAGACTCAAGTTGTGCTTGACCTTGTGTTAATGCTTGCTGCTTTTGAACCTCTGCCTGTGCTGCAACTTGTTGGGTTTGTGCATTAGCTTGTGCTTGTGCTTGAATATTCTGTTGCTGTAATAACTCATCACGTGTTAACTTCTTTTTTCTTCTTATTTTTAATAATTGATTTGCTAATTTAAGATTTTTAATTTCCCTAACATCAATAGCATCTTCAAGTTCTATACTATTTTTAGCTAACGCAACTTGAATATTATTCTCAAGTAGTTGTTTTTCTTCTTCATCTGGTTGTAATTCAATAAATATACCAAAATCATGAATAAATAAATTTTTTAATTCTTTTAATGTCCCAACATTATGTGCGCCTATTGCCTGTATAAACGCGTCTTTTGTTGGAGAATATTCTAATATGTCAGATATCCTAAGTGATAAACATTCTGCTAGTTCAACTGTTAAAAACAATCCACTTTGCAATATATGCCTTGTTGCGGTGTTTGAATTTGCTGCTGCTAACTTTTGTATACCAACTAAAGCATCTTTATCTGGTGTACTAGCATCTCTCGCTTCGTTTAATCCAGTCACATCTCTAATCATTTGTAGATAATAATTATACGTTTGAATTAACGCCCCAAGTTTATTACCCCCTGCTCCACTAGTAATTTCTTGTATTGGCACTTTACCTGGATTATTTTCTCCTTCAACATTTAATGATCTACCGATAACACTACCAGTTTGAAAGAACATATTCAGCGCTTCTTGTGGGTTGTAATTTGTACCATTACCTAAATCAACTTCTGCCAAACCATCAGCATCTAAATAAACACCATCAGGTATCATTTTAGATAATACTTGCTGAAGTTTTAAATGTGTTAACTGAATCATATCAGCAAAACCTGTTATTCTACCAACTAATGATTCTATATTACCCTTATATATTCTTGGAGCAACTATACTATAATTCATTTTAACTTTAGTATAATCACTCTTAGGTCGTATCATGTTTTTAGCTAACTCCCACTTTAATAACTTATCAGTGCCTAATATTAACGCACCATCGTATAGTACTTCAATTGAATTAGATAGTTTTTTAAATTTTTCATCTTCACGCGGAGGATCAAACGTATCATCTTTAGGTATTACCTTAGAACCACCACTAGCTGTTTTTTTAACTTTATAAACATCATTTGCATAAGTTTTGTAATTAAAATACAGGATAGATATAATATTATCTTGTGTATCTTTACTATTAGATGCAAAAGATGAATTTTTATTAAATAAATTATTTTTTGGTTTGTTTTCAATTTCTAACAAATCTTCATTTGTTAAATCTGGAAATTCTTTTTTTAGTTCATTTATTGGTATATTTTTTATTTCTCCAACATAATAAACATCTTCAAAATATGGAGATTCAGTACGTGACCAAACTAAATTAGCAGGATCAACATAACTAATTGTAACACCTTGAGATGTATTAAAATTATTTTTTACCGCCCCAATACCAAGTACTGTTAAATCATAATAAACTCTTTTTTTAATTAAATCGTAATTATTTCCCTGGAACAATGTGTTAATAGCTTGCTCTTCTGCTATTTCAATTGCCTGCTTATAATCTAATTGCATATGGATTGCTAATTCTTCTTCATTGCCTGGCATTAAACTTGGATCGTTTTCGTATAAATTTATACCAAATTCCTGTTGAACCATATTATTAATATCTTTTGTGTGAATATCTCGTAATATAGAATCCATATATTCGGATCTTTCAGCAACGCCATATGGATCTTGAGAAAACGCTTTTATATCATAAGCTCTATCAGCTATACCATTAACGACAATATCTACAAATTTCGGTATAATTGGAACAGGTTTCCAATCTAAATTAAGATAAGATAAATCACCATTGATAGATAATTCATCTTTATATTTTTGTATTGACTGTTCTCCTCTAGCATATAAACGAAGTTTATGGAAATTACGTTGATTCTGATCTAATCGATTTGATCTAATACTAAACCATTCATTTTCAATTGCTTTCGCAACTGTCAATCCATAATTATAACTACGTTTTTCACTATCACTAACAATTTGACTTGGAAATGTAGTTTTTGAATTTTTGTTTGTCATATTTGTTTTATTATCTGTGATCTTACACCAGTATTTTTATATTTAGCAATATTAATATTTACTTTTTCTTTTATTACTTTAGCATTTGGTCTATATAAATGTCTGTTACATGCCATGATTGCTAATCCTGAACTTATTGTTGCATCAAATTTTGTTCTTTTATTTATATCAAATCTCGACCAATCATTAAGTGTTTTATTAAAATATATATTACCATGTGATCCGTCTGCTTTAATGCCAACGTGTTCCTGTATATACATTTCAATAGCCGCCGCGTGGGCTTGTTTTATATCTTCACTTGAATTTGGTATGCCACCTACTTCTTTTTCAGCTACAGATAGTTTGTTCCAAATTTTATCAGGTCTATTCATACTAAAACCTCTATAACCTCTTCTTCTTAAGTAATATAATAATCGAGGTTTGTTATTTTCTGCCAATAAAGGCATACCATAAAAATGTAATGCCATAAGCATATCTTCAAAAAATATTTCTGCTGTTTGTGGTCTAGCTATATATTCTAAAAAGAATTGATTAGGTGGACAATCTTCCATGGAAAACTTTGTTAATCCATGTAAAGCGCCTTTCGACCCCTGCCCATCAACTGTTCCTGATATATCATAACTATCACAACCAAAAGCACCCATGTGTTCATTACCAGGATACTTAATGCCGTTTTTTATAATGATATTATTTTGTAGGTTTCTAGGTGGAACCCAAGATATATTAAATCTTCCCTGTAAATCTGGATAAAACATTACTTGGGTATCCTTTGCCCCATTAATCCACTGGAAATTTCCAATAGATACTTGAGACTCACTATGTGTTTCTTCATTATAATCTATTTGCTCATAAATTTTAGCCAAGTTAAATATACTGTTTTGAGTTTCATCTCTAAAAGCGTGTTCTTCAGTCCTTGGAAATTGACGATAAAATTCATTTAAAGCATCTTGATCATTTTTTAATCCCTCAAC